TTGCAGCTGAGATTGTGGCCACACTCGCTTCAAAGATATTTCGTGTAATGAAACTAGGAGAGAATACAGATAATCCTTCGTGTGCCGTTGCAGCACAATGAATTACAATATCACAACCTTCCATAACATAAGTCATCTTTTCATTATCACAACAATCTATAATATAGAGTTTTGCTTTTTTAGGAACATTATCACGATAACCACCAATTAAGGTGTCGTTACCAATGACCTCATGTCCTAATTCTAGCATTCTGTCGGCAAGGTGGCTACCTAGAAACCCTGCGATGCCTGTAATAAAGATTTTCATTTAAGTCCTGTAAATAAAATATTGTGATTCATCTTCTTGGCCATATTTCTCTTGGACAAACTTCTTTAAAACTGGTACTCTATCATATTGATGTACAATTGAGTAAGGTTTACCTTGGTATTTTACTAATCCATCTTCAAATGTAGGTTCATCACACAATAAGTTTGGTCTAAAATGTTGAATCTTAGATGGATCCATAATTGTACCTAACTCAGCCGCCCAATCAAATGTAGTGTATCGAATATCAAGGAATGGTTGTGTATTCATCAATACATTGAATACTGCTTGGTCTACAATGGGAATAGGTCTATTAATTGCGTTAGTAAATATGTGGAAAATAACATCTTTAACATATTCAAATTCACCACCAAAAGTGCCAACATTTAATATTTGATTATTTTTAAATTGTTCATACACATAAGGACCATAAGTTTGCATTAGATTCTCATTGCCCCAAGGTTCATCACAATATGCCAAACCTTCAGAAGCAACAATTAATTCAATCTGATTTTCTTCTATTTGTACAAATGGGTCTTTTTGGAAGTAAACATCTTTTACGTCCGTGGTGACAACATAACGATATTCATTTTGATGATTATGTAGATAATCATAGATCGATAAGAATCGTAAAACATGAATTGGTATACCTTGAACCTGCAACATTGGAACAACTTGAACACCTTGTTCTACTAACCAATCTAATGTTTCTTTAGATGCATTACCATAAACTAAAACAACATCATTTGATCCAGCAACTTCTTTTGCTGATAGAACCCAAGGTTTTAGTTGATTGATGCCGTAGTTTGTGAAACCACCAATGATTAAGTTTTTTGACGCCATGGGAAAACTCCATTATATTTTTTATTCATCACTTCATTACCATTAATAAAGAAGTCCGCTGTTACAGAACCTTCACCACCATCAACACGATAATGGGTTGTATATTCGTTTGTACAATCCCACTTTGGAAAGTATTGAGTTACTGCACTAAGAAACACTCTATCTTGACCCCAACCACCATGCCAAGCACTCGCTAATTTTACAGCAATTGATGTCTTTAGGCAATAGGAGTTTGTATCTATGTGATTAATACCGTGATAAGTTTGCCATTTACCAAGAGATTCACAATCATCGTTACAGATAAAATCACCGTCTTTATTGTGTACTTGTCGCAGAGAATAACACCAATCTAAATTACGTTTTTCAATGGTATCAACACAAGTTTGTACATGGTTAGGTGCCAACCAATTATCTTGGTCAAGATACATTACATATTCAGTATCAACAAGATGTGTAAAGGCTGCATACACACGGTGACCATAAAATCCTTTGGCACCAACATTGATTGGTAAACCACAAAATATAATTTTTTTGTAATTTGGATGTTTTTCAAATTGTTTAATGTGGTTTTTTACAGCATAAACAAATTCTGGACCATCACAAACAATATAACACTTAGTATCGTAGGTTTGTTCTAGTACGGATTTAATTGATTCGTGTACTGGTGCAGCACCAGTAGTTGGTATAATTACGGTTGCAGACATATTATAATATTCTCCAAAATAATTGATATCCTACTTCACAAGGCTCTATTCCTAGTTTGGACATATAGTCGTTAATAATTTTTCCTTTACCCTCAAGTCTATCATTTTCAACCCAATTATCATCAACTCCAATTAAAGCTCCGGATTTTAATGATGGCATTATCGTAGATAACTCATATAAATGATGTAACGCACTACGGAAGAGAACTTCAGGATTATTACGGGGAGCATCAAAACTATCTAGATATAAAAAATCAATTTTCTTTTCTTGTTCTAGTAAAATTTTGTTTAGTTGTTTTAGTTGTGTAATACTATCACCTAAAGTAACAATACTATTTTCGGAAGTCATTTTACTTTTGGAATAATTTACCGATTCTTCTGCAAGGTCTACTGTCCAAAAATAGCCATTGTATTCTTTTATATATTTGTCAAATAACAAACTACTTTGGCCATCACCTTCATAATTGTCTAATTGACGAGCGCAGCCAGTTTCTACTATGAATGGATCTTCTATTGTTTTGAGGTAATCAAAGATATAATCAAATCCAGTTTGTCTATGTCCAAGTCTATCTCTCACATCATTATAAAATTGCATAATTAATCTTTCGTCAGTTTTAGTATCTTCTCAATTTGTGCTTCGATTATTGGTTTACGATTAGGCCAATATATATATTCTTTATCTCCGGTCGAATGTAACTTGGTGAGGAATGGAATAATCATTTTTTCCAATTCGGCCAATCGAGCTTTATAATCATCTGCCGTTGCAGCAGTTTTATTGATTACTGAGTTGTATTCTTCTTCGGATACGGCAGAGAATCCAAAATCATCGGAGTTCTCATACTGCTTTGCAAGTTTATCAAAATCAACGAGTGCCATTAGTATACCTTTCCAAATGGACCATATTTTTTACCTTTTTTCTGAGCAAAGAAAACAATATCAGTTAATAATTTACTCAATTCTTTGTCGGATAATGATAATAATTCAGAAATTAAATCTAATTGCATTAATTTAGACACCGCAGATCCTAGATCGGATTTATAAACCATTTTTAAATTTGTTTTAAATTCTTTATCTGAAGCGATTGAGGAGCTGAATTTTACTCCTGCTTTGTTTTTAGCTTTATTAAATTTATCAACAATCTTATCTATTTCTTTATCATCAATTTTTCTTAGGTATTGATTGTGATCATTTTTAAAATTAACTCCATAATCTCCAAAGATTTTATCAACATCTTTTACTCCAGCTTGTCCTAATTTCGCCAGAGGTTTACCAACTTGGCCGGGTTCATATTTTAAATTTTTAAGATGCCGAACATCCGTTGACATTATATCAAATTTATATTTTACATTATAATAATTATCTGTTATAAAAATTTCAGTATGTTTTGCGTGAAAACTCATAGGATTGTCAGGATAATATTTTGTTGAAACACCAACATCTTCCATTATTGATTTAAAAAGTTCAATGTTTCCAACAGGTACAGGTTTAATATTTAATTTGCAAACAATTTCAGAAATTTCACAACGCAAATCTTTAATGATATCAAATTCTTTCATTGTTTTTTCTTCGTTTGCTAAAACATTAACAGGAACATATATTGCATTTTGATCCGTTTGTTTTAATGATACTCCAATAACAATTGATTTTCTATAATACCCTCTTAATAAAGAATTTAATTCTTGAATTTTCTCATCTTTTTCTCTAATGTTATTAGGAAGTCTATTACCATATTTAATTGTTTCTTCCAATTTTTTTTCTAAATCGGGTTCTTTTTTCGTATCAACTATCCACAAATCAGCAGGATTCCAAGTATTGATATTTCCAGATCCTCCTGCTTTCCTAAACATTTTATCAACAAATTCCATAAAGTTTTCTCCTCGATCAAACCGAGCCTCTTTAAATTGTGGAGCTGAATATTTGTCCAATAGTGCTTTTTGTTGGCCAAAATAGGACAGTAACCATTTATCTGGAATAGGATCACTATCTTTTTTTATGTTAAATGTTGGATCAAAGATTTTTTGTAATTCGGAATATTTTTTATCCAATTTAACATTCATCCAATCAGGCCATTTTAACTTTTTTTTTGGATTGGAATTCTCATAGGCCGATATAACTTCACCTTGTTCTTTTTTACTAATGAATTGATTGGTGGGCATTAATTTGGTATAATTTACGTTGTCCTTCAATGCTCTCTGAAAGATCCATTTTGAACCATTTTCTTGATTATCTGTTTTAGCCATTTTATCTTATAATTTGAATGTCTTTACCTGAAGTCCAGATTTCAAGTTCTGTCCTCAATCTACCCTCAGTCTTGAGAGTTTCGTATCTATTTATAGCTTTATTCCGCCACCATTCAACAATGTTTTTTAACTCATGCTTTTCATAATTAGGACCAGGAATTAAAGTATCAGTTTTACAATTCATGTAATCAACTGAATTATTATACCCAAAATCGGATGTATAATATCTTTTCTTCTCTGTCAACTTTTTAGCGTTCTCAATCGTTAAAGAGAATGCATCCCCTTCAGAAGTTCCTTTTAAAGCTGCTTTAGTGAGAGCTATAATCTTGGTAAAGGTTCTTAGCTTTCTACTGGTGCTCGATGTATCGCCTGCCAATAAATCTCCAGTAATATTCTCCACATAGTTCTTCAAATCATGGTATCGCTCACCGTGCATCATTGGAACAATATCAGATTCAGTTAATCCTTGAAAACGAATATAGGGTTTCATACCATCATATTGTGATACCGTTTTAGTCGATCCATATAAACTGGTAGTTTCAAATAGGCAAACATTCATGCCATATTTCTTATTGCAAATTTCTCTTACAGTATGACTAACGCAAATGGCAGAGAGAAGTTTACCACCAAGATAGTTAAATCCAAATGGCTGTGCTGGTACAATTACAAATCCCATAACACAAGCAGTATTGAATCTTTTAGCAGTATCTTCCTGTTGAATCCAGACCTGTCCTAAGAGTTCATTACGAGGTTTCATATAGATGACTGGTGATCCTAACCGAATGAATCCTAGAATCTTTCCTGAGTTCTTCTCTTTGACTGCCAATTGTATATTTTTGCCAACTGGTGCTTTGTTGATGTGAGAACTGGTAATGGAAAGTAATGTTTCAAATTGGCTTCCTGGTATTTCACACACCTCAATATTCATGTCTTTTGGGTGCATGGAGAAATCCGAGAACAAATCATCTTCTGGTGGAAATAATGATGATGGTAAGTTTTCAAGATTTTTCAACTTCTCATCACGCATGTATTCTTCGGTACTTCCCATATTACTAAAATAATCGTGAAATACTTTTGCCACATAGAGAGCATCCGCTCTTTCTAATTTCATACTTTAAAGCCTTCAAACTTCTTACTGTGTTGTATTTTATTGTGAGTGCCAATATGGCCGGCATCAGCAATACCTTGTTGTGCTGATTGTTCAACATCAAATAGTTTCATCTTGGCTCTATCAACACCAATTGTAAATCGTTTGTAATATGTTGGATCATTATAACGATTCTTCAATTGTTTGACCATCATCTGTCCCATTTCTTCCAATTCTTCAGAAGAAATCAAAGCAAACATCAAGTCTGCGGTGGCGGGAAGTCCAAACGATTCACTCGTATCTTCAAGTCCTGGATCACTCGATGTAAATCCTGATCTGGTAGTCTGTGTCGCAGATACAATAGGAACGTTATACTCAACAGCAAGACCCCGAAGCTCCTCTGCAATTGATTTAACATAGGTGTACGAATTAATATTCGCACCAGCCTTAATACGAGAACTGCAACAGATATTAAGGTAATCAATAAAAATAATATCAGGTACGAAAGACCTTTTGAGATTAAGTTCATTCAATAAAGTCCTAAAGTGAGTAGTAGACGCTGAAGCGGTTGGATACTCTTTAATAATGAGTTTGCCAGTACACTTCTCACGAACACGATTGACCTTTTTATCATACATATCCTTTGGTAAGTCTATTAAATCATCAAGTGTTACATTCAAAAGATTTGCATCAATACGTTCAGCAATCTTTTCTTCAGCCATTTCAAGTGTAATATACAACACATTTTTACCTTGAACCATTGCTCCTGCTGCCACATGGCACATAAACAAAGATTTACCAACGCCAGTCCCAGCAAGAGCAATATTGAGAGTTTTAGCTGGCAGACCACCTTTTGTAATCTTGTTGAAGCAGTCCAAGTCAAAAGGAATTCGTTCCTCTTTTCTATGATAAAATTCAAATCGATCATCTGAGTTTTCTAAGTAATCATGTCCTACGGTTGTATCGAAAGAGATGGCCAAAGCGTCCGATAATATCTTGGGAATCGCACCTTTGTCGTGGCTTTTGTCCTTACCATCGAGAATTGAAATAGACCCCAATACAGCATTGTATATGGCTTTCTCTTGGCAAAACTTTTCGGTCTTATCAATAAGCCATTGAATCTCGGCTTCTGTTTTGCTATTTGCTTCAATCTCTTTGATATAATCTTCACACTTCTGAACTTCGTCATCCGAGAGATTGTTCTTTTCTTTGACGGCAATACTAAGTGCTTCAACCGTTGGCGGGTTATTATAAGTTTCCGTGAATGATGTAATTTCATTGAATATTGTCCTCTCGGTTCTGTCCGAGAAATAATCACTTTTAATAAATGGTAATACTTTTCTTAAATAGTCCTCGTTATAGACCAGATTCTTGAGAATCGCTTGTTCCAGTTTCATCAATTAATTCCTGCTCAATGTTAGCCGACATAAGTTCGACAAGTAAATCACCAATATAATTCTTAAACGTTTCATCTTTTTCCAACTTCTTTGGTTTGTTCACGGTGGATTCTAACACATCGTAACCAAAAAGTAAATACATCTGTTCATCTTTTTCTTCAAACTTTACCTTACCGAACTTAAATATGGTATCTTTATAAGGTCCATCCAAAAATTTAATATTAACACCTTGTGAATCCTCTTTTGGGTAGATAAAACAATAATCAATTCCTTCAATCATCTTCGACTCCGTTTGAAGTAACAATATCATCAAATAGATTTTCGGATCCACCTTGCATAATATCACCGGCAGCAATCTGGTATTTACTTTGTACAAATTCTTGGAACTTTTTGGTTTTCAGAATTGGCATCCAAAAATCAGCAGTATCAGTTTCTTTGATACGATACTTCTTATCTTCTATGACGCCATCCTCGTCCACCTTTGAGTACCAACCATTAGATGGTTTAACAACAAATCCACCATCAAGTGATATATCAAGTAACCCACTCCAGCGGCTAATGCCACCATCATGCCGAACAGTAACAGGTATTTTAGATTTTTCACGGACATATCTCGATTTCTCCACATTAATAATAAAGTTATAACCAATAACCTCAGTACCTTCTTTTTCTTGCTGGCGGCCTATAACGAAAATATTATCGGCTGAATAATATGATCCCGTTCCACCACCAACAATGGCTTTAGGGAACATACCAATTTCCATGTAAGTATGATTTACTACAATCATTGGAATATCTTTAAGATTCAAATGTGGAGTTACCATACGAAATAATGATTTGACTGCCTTGGCTCTCGACATATCACCAACAGTTTTACCTTCTAACGCATCATTAACTTCTTTGATTGATGCCAGATTACCAATCGAATCGACTACAATAATTAAATGTTCACCACGCTCAACTTCATTGAGTTGTTGCATGATATCAATTTTCAGTTTTTCAATATCAGTAATAGGGGTATGTAACACACGATTAGTGTCAATACCAAAGGAATCAAAATAAGACTGCGGCGTTCCAAACTCCGAATCATAGAATAAAAGGGCTGCATCAGGATATTTGTCCAAGTAAGATTTGGCCATCAATAATGAAAATGCTGTCTTAAAATGTTTGGATGGACCTGCCCACATTGTAAGACCTGGTGTTAAACCCCCATCTAATTTACCGCTTAATGCCACATTGATAATGGGCACCGAGGTTGGAATCATGTCCTTCTGTGTAAAGAACTTTGATTTGGATAGAATAGCTGAATCTTTAATACTACTATTCTTTTTGATTTTATCTAATATACTCATTTATTTTCCTTTTCACGAAATGCTAATTCTG